GCAACAACTCTCCAAGTCAAAGACTTAGCAAATGATCTACTTTTTTTTACGTTCATCTATTTCCCTAGTGTACATACGATCTTCTGCATCAGCAATTGCTTTACCAGACTCCTCTATAATTTTAAAGACCCATTTGCTTACGTTTTTCAGTAGCCGAAATAGCATGAATATCTGCCCCCAAATCTACTTGCTCAATTTTATATCCAACATCACGACCATACACAATGTTTGTAATGTTAGGTAGCCTTAATACTAATGCGCCATCCATAAATTCATCTTTAGCAATATAACCCTTTACTTCATCAAATGTTAGTGGGTCTTTCTCACTTGTATTGTATGTATTACGGACCCCAAGTAGCACTTGGTCTGTTCTCTTCCCCGCTTCCTTATAAAGGGCGTGATGGCCTTCGTGCCAAGGCTGGTACCTGCCTAGCATAAGGGTTGTGGGCGCAGACCAATCATGAAGTTCAAATGTTTGAATAATCATGCTAGATTTTTCATCTGGATTTAAATCATGATTTGAAAATTTAAAGTCATAACTATCTGGCTTTTCAAACATCCTATTGGTATCTTCAAACCTACCTTCTTGAATTGTGTCCATCCAAATAAAGATGTCTGGTTTCCCAAATGCTGCACGAGTTAAATCAGTTGGGCATACGAAGTCAACAATGACAGGAGCAACACCCTGATTTGCAATTAGTCTTGCCATCTCTCCCATGCGACGAGCCTGCTCAATCCTATCTTCAGCGGTAAATCCAAGATCAGAATTAACTGTAGATCTTACTTCATCAGCATTAAGATGTATAGCATTAATTCTTTCTTTGAGTGCCGTCGCTAGTGCGGTCTTGCCAGATCCAGGCAAACCTATAATTTGTATAATCATTAGTAGTCTTTACCCTTTGCCTTATCTTCAATAAGTTTTTCACGCTCATCTAGTATGGTTAGTGCAAACTTCATCATTTTTTCATATCCAATAGGATTGTCCATTATTTTGTTATAGTGGTGTCCGCAAAAAAGAAGTTCTCCGTTTAGACCAGTAACCATAACTAATGCCTCAGAACCACATGAATCGCACCTATCTGTGGCCTTCAGAACCCACTCTTTTTTGTCTAAAACTGTGTCAGTCATTGTACTCATAGTATACCCCTATTTCTTGGATTCTTTTTATATATTTAATTATACCCTAATGCTATATATCTGTCAAGTCTGCCTTAGACATATTTAAGGTTTGTGGCTTCTTCAGCGATAGTGATATTCATTCTGTATCTTTCATCTAACACATTGTGAAAATCTTCATACACAACACCATTGTTGTAATATCTAAAATATTCTCTTCTAAAATGAAAATTACAATAAAAAATACTATTGGAAATATTGCTTAAGTCTTTTATTGCAGTAAAATTAATTTTACCAACTACTAGTTTAATAGGATTAACTTTCACAAAAGCGTCTGCTACACAGCCAGTTGTAATATTATAAGAATTAACAAGTGAGCATTTTTGTCCCACTGTTTCTGTTGTTGTAACATTTTTTGCAAATGTTTCTTTTACTCTTTCTCTTTCGTCTATTATAAATTTTTGAATGTCTTTCCACGAACTGCTTGGATCTGAGTAGCCTTGGCTAGTCATATATACTTCATAGTGATAATGATAGTCACACAAAAATTTTTTGCCATGCGTTCCTTCGATATAAACATAGGCAGGGGCAAGACATGATGTATTTGCATTTTCACTAACCCTCTGTGATTTTAGTATTGATGTATGCAAATTCATTTTTGGATCAAATGCTTGACATATTTGTCCTTCAGGTATTTTTGTTATCATTTTTTCCTATTATCTGTACTATAAAAACCACTGCCATTAAAAACCGCACCTACTTTAGAATATATACGAACCAATGGTAGATTGCAACTTTCACAATCATACCCTGGATCGTTTTCTGTAATACTGCGAACTTTTGTATATTCTATATTACAAGATTCACACTTATATTCATATGCTGGCATTACTTCTTTTTCTTTGCCTTTACTGTCCAAACTGGAGCCCTTAGTGCATCTCCGCCCCATTCATAACCAAGAATTTTTACAATAAACTTAATTATTTTAATTCGAATCATTTTATCTTTTTCCCAAATCTTGCCCAAATTCTTTCATGAATAAAGTACCCAAGAGATTCAACACCAATGTAAATGATTGCTCCAAGACTTGCATACTCCCACTCTCCTGTAAACAAATAAATAATTCCAGCAAGAACTACAAGATGAAAGGCTTCCCAACTTAGTGTTTTGATTGAAGATCTTTTATTTGATTCCATTACTTAACCTTATTAAGTAGCGGAGTATCTTCTTCACCAACATAAACTGGTCGTCCCCAACCAACTACGGCATTAACTAACTTCTTTTTATTATTCTTGACATATCCACGAGTCTTTTCAACACACATGCCACCATTGCGCTGATCTCCCTTTGCAGTTCCTGAAGTGTTTCCTTCAATAACCTGAATTGTTCCATCTCCGTTGTTCTTAATGCAAATACCAACATGTGAGATACGATTTACACCATCTTCTGGAAAATCAAAATAAATCCAGTCTCCTGGAGTTGGATCATCATTGCGAGCATCTGCCCAACGGTTATTCTTTTTAAACCAATCTGACGCTGCAACTGTGGCTGCAGTCTTTGGATATTTCTTTGGATCTAGTCCTGCTGTAAACGCACACCATGAAACAAATGACTGGCACCATGGTAAAAAGTTTGCACCTGTCCATTTACCGTATTTTGTTTCATTATCTTTTGGACCTTCAATGGTTCCAATTTCTTTTTTTGCAACCTCAATAATTGCCTCTAAACTACCTTTTGCTGCCATGTATGGCCTCCTTTGTCTTATGTCTATTATATCACTTTACCTACATATTGTAAAGTTATATTCTTTTTCCCACTCAAGAATGTCAGCCTCATCATTAAGAAGTGGCTGACCCTTAATATTTAGACTAGTATTTAGTAATACTGGAACACCAGTCTGGAGATAAAATTTATTCAAAACCCTGTACAAACCACGATGTTGCTCTCTGTTTACCGTCTGAACTCTTGATGTTCCATCAGCATGTACGACAGATGGGATCTTTTCTGGCTGAAGGCATTTGACTGTATACTGCATATATGGGCTTGTAAAGTCCATGTCAAACCATTTAGATGCACACTCTTCAAGAACTACTGGAGCAAATGGCCTAAAGAGTTCTCTTTTTTTAATAAGATTAACTTTGTCTTTAATGTTTGGATCTCTGGGATCTGCAAGAATAGACCTATTTCCTAATGCTCTTGGGCCATACTCTGCTCTGCCTGATGCTACTGCTACGATTCCATCCTTTAATATGCCGTCTACAATTTTTTGAACTGGATATTCTCCACCAAGATCATAGCCAAGGTATGGGGTTTTCCATTCAATATGTTTTCCATATAGCGCAGCAGCAGCACCAAGAGATGACCCTGCGTCTCCAGGATTTGGCATAATCCAAACATCTTTAAAGATATTCCAAAGCAAGGTATTGGCAGAAGAGTTAAGCGCACAACCACCCATAAATACAAGATTTGTTTTTCCAGTTATAGAATAAGCCATGTGCATAAAATCATTTAGTCTTTGCTGATATACCATTTGAACTGCTGCTGCTATATCAAATTTGTCTTGTTCAGATTCAATATGCCCCCAGTCCTGAATGCCTTTATGAAAATTATATTTTTGTTCATAGTAAGATGGAAAATAATCATTTACCTTTTTATAATATTTTGTCCAGTCACCATACGCAGCCATCCCCATCATAATATATTCTTCTTGATTTGGCATAAGCCCAATCAGTTGTGTAAATGCTGAATAAAATAATCCGAAGGACACTGGATAGTTTTGTTTATATTTTAGTTTTATCTTATCTCCTTCTCCAACCCAAATTGTAGAAGTGTTATACTCACCAATTGCATCAAGCACCACAATTGCTGCATCAGTAAATCTGCTTGTGTAATATCCTGCTGCTGCATGAGAATAATGATGCTTAAAATATTTGGTTGGAATCGGTCTTCCAAAAATATTGTCAATTTTATATCGTGGTGCCCAATCGCCTACACCACCCCTTAAAAGCAGCCTAGAGGCTTTTAGAAGGGGTTTTTCGTAGTAGGCAATATGATCTGGAAACCCATATGAGAAAGCATCTTTTAATAAACTATCATTGATATACCAGTCATTTTTTTCTTTGCTATATCTTTCCGCATGCCCTGCAAATAATATTTTTCCATCTTCAATTAAAGATACAGAGGCATCATGTGATGTTTCATTTATTCCTAAAATTTTCATTTATTATCCAAATACTTTTTATATATAAATTCTGCATAAAAGTCATGGAAAGATGTTCCTGGATGAACACCATCAGTTGCCCATATAGATTTTTCTTTAGTTGTGCTATTTGCATCAAACCTATATACAGATTCCAACATATCTTTTGTTTCATAATCATAAAATGATTCAAAATCATTTAGCAAATTTAGATCATATAAAGACTCTTGGGTTTGTACTTGCTCAGTCCAAAGTGGTCTTAAAGATTGTATTCCATTGACAAGCCAGGTATATCTTTTTGGAGTCTCTTGAATTGTCCCAGCAGATTTTAACCAACTAAAAGAATATAATTCAATGTTACTGGATATACAGTATTGATTTAAATAGTAGTACATTCTGTGAATAAATAAGTCTTGATGATGTCGATTTACATACCTTAAGTCTCTATCAAGTTCTGTAGTTATAAAAAAAACAACATCTGGATTTCCATAAGAGCCACAGTATTTAAAAAATTGATCAATACATTCGCTAATTGATGCTCCAGACATTCCTAGATTATAATATCCACTAACTTTTTCTTCTTTACTTATTTTATTATAAACCTTGTAGCACCATGTATCTTCTTTTTCTAAGCCGTCACCGCATGCAAAGGAATCGCCAATAAATAATACATGCTTGCCATCATGATTTTTAGTAAACTCGTCACATCTATACATAGATGAAGGTGAGTAGTTTTCGGATATAGAAAATTTTTGGATTGTCATTAATAGGTAAACTTTCTTTTTTTAAAGGCTTTTTTATTTTTTCTCATCCAAAAATAAAATCTTATTTTTTTTATTATTTTTTTCATTCTATACCAATGGAATCCAGTGTTGCTCAGAAACCCCACTTCCAGCACGAAGTAAAGAATTTAGTGGCTCGATATCATAGGCAATTGTAATTCTTGATCCTTCCCATTCCCAATCACCCATAGCATGTGGATGACCCATTTCGGACAAGATCAATCTATTGTTTTTATTAATATTGTCAACTACTCTTTTTGAACCATCATTGATTTGGTAATGAGTAATTGATGGCTCTGCATTTACACAATAGTACCCATGAAAATGTGGGGCAAATGGACCGCCATGGTCGTGCCAATCTAATTTTCCTTTACCAGTATGTGTTATATTAAACCAGCCCTGAATATAATAATTTTGTTTTGCAAAATCTACTTCGTAATATTCACATGCTTCTTTTACAGTATTTGAAATTTCTTTATACAATTTATAAATAGAGGCATTATAAAATTGAAACACATTATACTCTTTCCACTTGACAGTAGAAAGACTTCCACTTTCAGTCCATAGTTCTTTTCCATTTTCGTATAACTTGCTTACTCCTGGAATTTTTGCATCTTCAATTTCTTTATATTTTTGTTCAAGAAACTCAGACAACGCTGATAAATCATTATCTAAATACTTTTCAAAAAACTTATGTTCTTTGTTAGGTCTTAATACAAAACCATTTGAATTTAACACTATTTTCTCCCTTTGGTATATTACAATTATACACTACCCTGCTGCCCCACCTGGTCTCGATCCAGGGACATCCGAATTAACAGTTCGGCACTCTACCATCTGAGTTATAGGGCATTGGGGCAGTTTAAAGTCATGCCTAGGACTTGTAATTAATTACGGATGTAAGAAGCAGTTCCAATAGTAATCTTTGAAAGAGAGGACAGATATTCTCCAAAGGTTTTAAAGGTGTTGCGGTTTACATATGATGCTGCTGATACAGCAGTTGCTACAGAGGTTCCAAATGCTTTTAGTTCTGAGCCATTGTATTTAGTAATTTTTAAATTAGTAGGAGCAACCATATCAAGTCCAGGACCTGTATTTGTCAGTGCTTCTAGTTGTGTAGCATTGCCAAGTGCCCCTACACCAATTACTCCATTAACACATGATGGAAACCCAACAACATCTTTTCGTCGATCATTTCCTGTTGCAGCAAACACTGGGATATTGCTTGCAGTCAAAGATGCTACTGCATTAATAGTAACTTTATCTGTTGAACATAATGCAAGATTCCCTGCACTTACTGAAGATTGACTAACTGAAAGAGCATCAATACTATACTTATTAGCATTCTTTGATACCCAGTCAAATGCTAATGCCAAGGCCTTTGCATCTCCCCTTGAATTTCCAAGAGATGTAACATCGTTAAATCTAATAAAAACAATCTTTAGATTTGGATTAACAGTAAGAGCAGACTTTACCATTGAATCGCCATGATATGTGGCATTGTTAATTGATGTTGGCCATGGAGCAGATGCTGCACCCTTGCCTTCCATAAACAATTCTCCATTAGGACAAGACATATTTTGCTTAGGATCTACAGATTTTACTGTTGTAAAACATACCTCATGAATAATTGATGGAAAGTTATTTGAGTTAATAGCAGAATCAATGATTGCCAAAACCTTTTGATCTTCTGCTTGTGCTGGTTGAATTGCTGTAAATGCAATTGCAACTGATAGTAGTGATAGTAATGTCTTCTTCATATTATTCCTTTTCATTTTACGATATCATCAATCTGATGACATGACAGCATGGGTCGCCTCCTGCTTCCCATTCTTCTAATTCTTCTTCACCCATATACTCATATCCGCCATCGTGTGTATTGCAGTATGGTGGTGTTACCCAACCTCTTTCAATACCGTTTTCAAGCCAGATGCCAAACTCTTGCTCTTCTGGAGATAAGTCTTCATGTGAATGATTCATATATTAAGTATACCTTTAAGCGCTAACTATGTCAACTGGACCCATGCAAGATGGACTAAATTTAATTGCAGCATTGACTGCCTGAATAACCCTATTTCTAGCATTTTTTTGTTTATCTGTTGCATATAAAACTCCATAAGCATATTCTGCTCCAGATCCCATTGCGAGGTATGGAAGTGTATATTTAGATAATGACATATCTACTGCACTATGCTCATATATTTCTCCACGAACAGCAATAATCAAACCAAGATCACCATCTTTTGTAGTATCTACCCAAAATTCGTTATAAAACTCTCTCAACTCTTTGATAAATTTTGTCTGCATAAATTTGTCTGTATCTTTTATATTAGGTGCAGTTGGCTTAAAGTTATACCTAATTCTTTCTCCATCTAATGCACCAGCATAACCAATAAGGTACGGGCCTATTTTCCAAACTTTTGGAGCATCAAGAGATAGAATGGTTCCATCATCAGATGCACCACGATCTCCAGCCATATAAATTTTATCTTCGTGTTTTAATGTAACAATACAAGTCATGGCAAAGCCCCTCCAGATAGGTATGATTAAGTATACCATCTACCTGAAAGGGCTGTCAAGCAAGCCTAATAATGATTAATTAGCCTTTTTGTCTACCGTCTTAAACGCATCATTGATCTCTGCCAATGTGAGTTTTCCATCGTCCAAAAAAGCCCTTGCCAGTCTTTCAATGACTGTTGCTACGCCCAATAGACCTGCAAGCATTACTGCCTGCACTGTGTCAATTCCTACTACTGCTCCAGCACCAAGCACTGATAGACCAGAAGCAGCAAATACTGCTACAATACGCATCAAAATATTTGTCAAAGCCTTCTGTGGGTGCTCCTTCTTAGGGGCTTCTACTACCTTTTTAGTTGCCATGTTTAGTCCTCCTTATCCTTATTTCCCTTTGCTCCAAAATATCCACCAAGGATACCTATAACACCACCAAGTGCTGTCTGAACAAGAGTCATAACATCTGAAGAGACCTCTACGGCCTCCCCTGTAGTTTGTGTTTCTATACCAGCAACTACATAGTCGCCTATGATTGCTGCTAAAATTGCTGCTCCTACCATCATGGCTAGGAGATACATTGTTTTATCTTTCATTACTCTTCCTTTCTTAACGGGATTGTGATTAGCCATACCACTGTGGTTGCAAGTACTGCAATACCAACAATATCTCTTGCTGATCCCGTCAAAGTTAGCCATGCGATGAAGAAGCCAAGTAGAGTAAAGGCCTGTGCAATTACTTCCACCCCTGCATCTTTAAGCCATGTGAAGAATCCCTTCACAACCTTTTTGATTATTTTCATATTACCTCCTCATCCCAATTATTGTGCTTGCTATTTGTGAAACAATTACAACTGGTATAACTACCTCTTGGGCCTTTTCTCTCTGATCGTCTGTCATATCGCTACCTAACTCAGAGAAATTAGATAGTAATTCTAGTGGGTCCACATTAAATAATGCTCCAAGTGGGTCTGCCAAGAATGCTTCTGTTTGCACTTCTGTTACTGCATCTGCTAATGTAAATGGCATTGGGGTATCTCCTGCATCCTTTGATCTTTCTGAGAACTCAACAAATGCTGATGCAAGTGCTGCATTAGACTTCATCTGGTCTGCAATCTTTGCAACTTCTCCTGCAGAAATACCAAGATCTCCAGCAATTTCTGCCTTTGCTTCTTGTGTCAAAGCCTTTAGTGTTTGGCTAACTGCAGCCACCTGTTCTGGTGAAAGAGTAACTAATTTGTTATCCTTGCTTGTAAGATTTGCAATAACTCCAGATAGATCTTCTGCTGTTCCTGTTCCTTTTTCAGGTATTAATGCTGCCAATTCTTTATCTTGTATGATAGGATTATCTTGTGGTTCTTCAGAAGGTTCGGCAGGAGTTGGCTCTGGTTCAGGAGTTGGCTCTGGATCTATATCCGATGGGAGAGGTGAAGGCTCTGGTGAAGGCTCAGGGGTGGGCTCTGGATCAACAGTTGGTTCTGGAGTCGGTTCATTTGTGGTTTCAGGCTCTGGAGTTGGAGTGGGATCGACTGGTTGAGTTTGCTCAGGCGATGGCTCAGGAGAAGGTTCTGGAGTAGGCTGATTTGCTGCTGCATTGGCTGCAGCCTGTGCAATAGCAGCATTAAGTTCTCTTTGCCCTTGTTCCTTATAGTAGTCCCATGCATCATCAATTGCATTATTCATATCTATAACTGCTTGATTATATAAAACTATTGCATTGTCTTTGTCAGTTGTTGTATTTGTTAGATTTGTTTCAGCAGTTGTTAGGTTTGCTTCAGCAGTTGTTAGGTTTGATTGTGAGGTTTGTAGTGTTTGAACCTCTTGATTATATACAGACAATTTATCGTTATATACTTCTTGCTTTGTATTTTTTATTGCAAGTGCTTGACTATAAGCATCTAATTGTGCTTGTGTTGGTCCAGATCCAGAAGAAAATGTATTTAAATTACAACTAAAGTTTTGTCCCCATACTCTTGGATTTCCAGAATAGTCACAACCTGCGCCAGTCATTCCACCAGGAATTGTCCACCCAAGGTGATAGGATCCTGGACCACCACCGTTATACCACCAAATCTCAACATCAAAAGTTTTATCTTGAGTAACATCATAGGTTGGAGACCAAGAACTCCATCTTGCACCCTGCTCAACCCAGTTATTGACAGCAAGTTGTCCATCAATATACATTCTAAAACCATCATCTGTGTATCCCGCAAAGGCTACTGTCTCAAACCATGATGGAACTGTGATCTGTCCAGTAAACTTAACTACAATATTTTCATATCTATTTCCACAAACTGGTAACTGCATAGAGTTTGAATTCCAGGTGCCAGAACATATAACTGAATCTGGAACGGCCACTCCGCCAAATGTTCTTGTTAGGTTATACACAGTATACTGAAGTCCAGAACCTCCTGCAGATTGCATATTTGCTTGTGCTGTTTGAAGGTTTATGTTTGCTATAGCCAATTCATCTTGAGCATTATTTTTATTAGTTAGTGCTGTGGCCACAGTGACTGTTTGTCCATCTACGACTGATTGTGCCAAATCCCTTTGTTCTATGGCTAGGCCTCTTGCGTCTAAAGCATCTTGGTAGTCCTCAATAGCCTGATCTCTGGCATCCTTGGCATTTTTAGCATATAGAAATTTGTTCTCTGCTATATCTATAAGGTTGTTCATGTCATCTTGAAAGACAAGATTGTTTACCTTCTTATTAAGTTCTGCTATTTCTTGGGCAGCAAGTGATATAGGGTCGTCAGAGTTTGCGTCTGTAGGGGCTATTAGAAGCCATCCAAAGGCTAATATGGTGGCTGTTGCTATGCGTAGTAATCTTTTTATTTGCCTTCCCCCTTGCAGACATAATGTCTGATAGGATGATTATACCATTTTATTGCACAAAAAAGGGGCTATCGTAATTGATAACCCCTTTAGTGTTGGACTAAATTACTTAACTAGAGTAACCTTTGCCTTTGGATTCTTTGCGTTCCACTTCTTAGCAAGTGCATTGAATGATGCCTTGATTGAAGCAAGTGCTGCAGCATTATCTGCAGTTAACTTAGCAATTGTTGCATCAGCAGTTGCTTTATCTGTAGCACGAGCAGCCTTTTCAGCAGCAAGTTGCGCTGTTAGAGCAGTAACTTCTGCAGCAGCCTTTACAGCAGCAGCATCAGAAATAGCCTTTGCAGCAAGTGCTGCATCCTTTGCAGATACTTGAGCAGCAAGTTCTGATACTAGATCACGAACTGTGATTTCTGCAAATGGTGCTAGTGCACGAGCAGGAAGACCAGTTACATCTGCAGATGTTGCATCTGTTGATGTTGTAGGTGCAAATGTGATCAATGAGCGTGTTCCAGTTGTTGGAAGTGTTACCTTAAATGTTGCAATTCCAAAATCTGAAAGTGTAGCACCAGTTGTTGCTGTTGTTGAATCTAGTGTTGCTGTTGCAGCAAATACTGTAGCAGTAATTGACTTACCTGATACCTTGTTGCCAAATGTATCTGTAGCAGTTACTGTGACATCCTGCTTTGTTCCAGCAGCGCCTGATGTAGGAGCAGATACTGTAAGAGTATTAATCTTACCAGCAGTACCCTGTACATAGTATGTCAGAGTTGTTCCCTGGTTATTAATTACAACAGTACCAATTGCTGTTGTCTTTGTGTAGACATAGAATGTTGCAGTTGTTCCTGTACCAGTTGCAATTGTCAAAGATGAAGATCCTGATGTTGCAGAAACTGGTGAAGCAGATGTGTGTAGTGCAGACACGATTGTTGCATTTGTTGCTGAAACAGTAACACTTGTTCCTGTATCAACTGTTGCAACAAACTTTAGCGCATCAGCAGCATCAATTGTATTATCTGCTGGGACTGGCAATGCAGCAGGTGTAGCAATTGCGGATGCTGTTGTATTAGCAGTTCCGTCAAGAGATACAGCGACTGTCATTACGGCTGCGCTTGCAGGCGAAGCCACGATTGTTGCGGTAGTCATGGCTGCAACCACGGCTAGAGCGATTTTCTTAAATGAGTTCATTTAATTTATTCCTTTTCTTTTATATTGTTTTTAGCCTATCCAAATAGTCTTTTATTTCTTCTATTTGAGCAGGATTATATTGTATCACGTTTTCGGGTAGTTCGTCAACACGCTTAGGCCTATCCCTAAATGTATGAACCTCTACTTCGGTTTCTGTATTTTTAGGGGTATGAGATATAGCCCCAAAAATAGCACCACACACAGCATCAGCCAAGTCTTTTGACTTTTTGCGTGGGTGGTCAACTCTATCATTTTTCATAATTTTTAACTGTGTCAATTCATCGAACAAAAGTTCGATTGATGGCATGACCAATCTTTCTTCATATACAAGCATAGCCATATCTTCATAATGTTTTTTTGCAACAGAAACAGTATCAGTTCTCATTCCTACCTGCTTAAGTTCATTTTGAATATCAAATGATTGCCATCGGTCAAATGAAACTACACCAATATCAAACCCTATTCTTCTAAGGTTTTGAATCCACTGCTTTACCTCAGACAAATTTACTGGACCTTCAATTTTTGGCTCCCACCATGCTACTGCATCTACTACTACTATTGGTGCTACCTGTTCATAATTATTAATTACTTGTATGTTTACCCATTTTTCTACATGAGCAATTGCAACTGCACACTTGTCATGCTTTTGAGCAAGGTCAGCATGAACATAATATTTTTTTGTTGGATCTGGTTTGAATGCTTCATCAAACCTTTTAAAATTATCTATTGGGTTTCTTAATGTCATGCAAGATCTTACTTTATCTGCCTGTTTAAAAAATGCATCCGATGCAAAAGTTGGTACACATGCAAAACGTTGCATGGCATCGCCAAGATCTGTCATGAATGCAATCATAAAATCATCAATTTTGCGGGTAGGATTTACTTCCCATGTTGGCTTTTTTAATGCAAATACTCCTGGATATTTGTATGAAATTATGTGGTCTTCATCCCAAGAAATTTGAAATTTATTGTTTGGATCTGTATCTGGAAGCAATGGGTTAATTATAAACTCATGTGTTTTTTCAATTGATTCTTTCTCGGCAATTACTGCATCGTATCTTTCAGAGATAAAGTCTCCTGGATATCTTGGGAATGAAAGTAAAACTACCTTACCAAGATCAGGGAAGCGGGAGTCAACAGATGCACGGAATGCTTTATAGATGTTGTCTGCAGTTTTACCTTGCTCATTTCCAGTGCCAACCTCTGAGGCAAATCCCGAAATCTCATCAAGAACAGCAAGCAAAAGATTTAAACCTTCATGCGACTCACGCTCTGAGTGACCAGAATAGACAGTAATTGATTTATCAAACTCTATCGAGTCTGCTTTAGCATTAAACTTTCCTGCAAACCATGGCGACTTTTCAATTTTTGTTTTAAATCCTTTAAAGAAAACGTTCTTTGCCTGTTGTGCGTTAATCGCAACATTGATTAGGTCAATAGCATCACCAGACGGTTTACCAAAATATTTTGCTGGATCTTTAAGGCATAAAAGTTTATATACAATGTATGAGCATGCTACTGTAGATGTAAAGTCTTTTCCAGATCCCTTGCCAAGTTGTAGGATAATTTCATTCTTAGTATACTTCTCATAATAGCGAGTTCCTTTTTCTTCACCCATCATATCTACTAGATCTTCTTTACGGTAAATCTGACTCATAGCCTCAACAATGTCATACTGGATATCCGACAGTGGTGGTTGTCCAAGATAGTCTGGTGACTCAACAAATGTTTTTGCGTCTACTGGGGTTTCTTCAAAATGGTTACTTTTAAGAACTTCTAAAAAATCATCAAAGTTTGTCATTACTTCTCACTAATGGGCTCAGATACAATGGTTACTACTTCGTTTTGCTTTGCAATAGAAGAAAGTCTTTGCATAATAATGTCTCTAACTTCAGGATGTTCTGATGCTATATCCCTAAGAATTCCCATAAGAACTTCCTGCCTTCTTTCAATCTCAACCATTTCTTCTGCAAGTTCTTTATTCTCAAGTAAACCAGCCTTCTGTAACATATCAATGCGCTTGGACTCAATGTCCATTACAAGTTTAATTGCAGCAGTCTTTGCACTAAGATTATTTGTCATTGACGCTTCATCGATAACTTCATATGTACGAGAAACAAGTTTACTGTAGTGTGTATCAGCAGCAGCAAGTGCTTCTTTAGCACGAGCACGGATGGCATCATTGGCAGAAGCCATGACTTTCCACTCATTAATAAGTGTTACTACTTTTGTTCTTGGTATGTCTAGTTGTTTGGAAATTACCGTAGGGTCATTTCCTTTTAAGTATTCTTCTACGACTTGATTAACCTGATCAAGATGCTTAACTAGATCATCTTCAGTTGACACCCTTTAACTCCCTTGCTATTTTTAGCAATATGAGATACCCGATAAGATCATCTATATCGTTATCGCCAATATATGATCCACCTCTAGTTATTCTAGATAGTTTATCATCAATACGAACATGAAGTTGCTCTACATTATCTGATGTAGCAAAAATTCTAACTGGGTTTAAAGCAGAATCTCCGTAAGACTTATTCTTAGCAATAAGCATTTCTTTAATTTCATCACAAACCTGTGCAATTGCTAACTGTGTTTCAGAACTCATTATCTTCTTCTTCCTCCCAAGATGCTTGCCAATCTTCCATGCTCTTAGATAGTCTAATAAAAGTTATTCCTGCTAGAGCAGAAAAAACACCAATCAATACAACAACAGGTAATAATATCTTTTTCATCGTTTTGACTTCCTTAACTTAAACTTAGCAAGATATACATAGATTGTTTCCACGCTAACCCCGCACTCCTTTGCAATCTCTTCTGGAGTCTTTTTATCCATAATGTACCTCTTACGCATATAGACTTCACTTGTATATAGTTTAGCAGCCATGGCGTTATTTGTCAACCCCTATTGCTTTACCCCAGTTTTTTAGCGCCCAGTGCCCAATACCACAGGCATCAGCAACATCATTGTCTGTAATGGTCCTATCGTAAATAGTATTAATAAATCTAATTGTTCTTTCTTTACGAAGATTTCTTTCATAGGTTTTGTACCAAGATTCTGACTTGCCTGGATTCTGAGAACGAATAAATAACTGTTCGTCTTTTGATATTTTTTTATTTCCAATATAATTTTGCCAAGTGATTGGTGATACCTTACCAATTATCTTAGTGCCAGACTGTCCTGCAGCACCAAGAATTGATCCCTGTACAAGTGCTAAATCTGCTGCAGTTTTTGGACTATTCATAAATACTGTATGTTCAATAATTATTGCTTCAAAGCCTCCGTAAAAATCAAAAAATGCTTTTACTTTTTTGCCAGCATCCATAATTTTTTCATAGATGTCTTTACCTTCAAAGTTAATTTTCCCTACAGTTCCTAATGCTTTTTGTTGTGTATCAAATAGAGCAAAGGCAAGACTGTTTGTGCTTGCATCAATGGCGCAAATAGTTTGTGGTGGTAGTTCTAAACCCCATTTATTTTTTGTCATTTATTTTGCCCTTAATTTCTTTTATTGCTTTTGTTACTGCATCGGGATTTACACTACAAGATGAACAAACTACTTCATCATTATATATAGAGAGAGGGGTCGAACAAGATTTACACAATCTGGTTTTCCCTTTTCTTTTTTGTCTTTTAGACTGTAAATACCTTGCTGCAATTTTTTCTTTTGTTGCAATATCTCTACAATTTTGCGAACAGTATATTTGATAAGATACTGTCGGCTCAAAATTATTATCACAACATCTACAATTGTTCACCGAGAATCTCCAGGGGCGCTATTTTTACTACGCCTGTACCTGCAGACTCACATGCCTTTTTAATTGGGCACGACTTGCATATCTTGGAATTAGATCTATAGTTCTTACTTGGTAAAGTTTTATCTTCCCAAGCCTTTCGAACTGTTCTCATCCAATCAAATGCCTGGTCTACCCACCGACGGTAATGATCGTTAACATCTACAGGAATCAAAAGAAGTTCATGATTATTTTTATTTTCATAAATCAGAACACCTTTTGGTTTCTTTAGAATTTTCATGTAAATAAGAAGTTGCATTAAGTGGCCAGTCTTACCTTTGCCAGATGCTTTTCTATATTCAAAACCTTCATTCATCATTGTTTTTATTTCACCAATGAGTTCTTCTCCTTGCCAATCAAGCATAACATCTCCATAGCCAAAAATTGGAGGATCCTCATG